TTATAAATCTTCTTTCCTTTCACTATCCTTCCTTTACCATTTTCATCCCAAAATCTAACGCCATTCCTCCTTGTGTCCTGTCGTAGAAATGCAGAGCGTTCTTTAAATGCTTCCACCTTTGCCTGTTCCTCAAAGCGTCTCTCCACTTGGTCCTCATACCACTCTCTCATTGCAATCTCTCTGCTATACCTGCTGCATGTTTATTAGATCTGGTTATTTTATATACCCAAATCCTTTCCATTAAACTCACATCACGACCCAATTTAATCCGACAACAAATATCAGTAAGCTTTAATCTGTAACTGGTGCTTAACATTTTCTATTGCTCTAGGTAAAATTTCGTATTCTCTCTGTTGAATGACTTTGGTCAGTGACTGAACTGTGTCATGTGGAAAGATCTGAACCTCCTCTTGACATATTATAGCACCAGAGTCAAGTTCTTCGGTGACATAGTGGACAGTACAACCAGTGGTATCATCACCACTCTCTAGTGCCTGTTCAACAGCATGCAGTCCTTTATACTTGGGAAGTAAAGATGGATGAATGTTTATAATTCTATTTGGAAATGCTTCAATAAGTTTAGGAGAAATAATTCTCATCCATCCCGCAAGAACAATAAGATCTACTCTCCATGCCTCAAACAACTTAATAATATCCTCCTCATTAGCACTCTTAATATGACAATGAGGAATTCCTAATTTATCTGCTCTCTTCTTAGCACCACATTCTTTCTTATTGTGTATCATCAACACAACTTCATCATCTTTACAAGTACGGACTACGTTTTCAAAGTTGGTTCCATTGCCAGAACACATAACTCCTAGTCTCATTTTAGTGGCTTCCCGTGCTTATCAAGTAGTCCCATCTTCTTTACCTGATGGAGATTGGATCTCTTACGCTTTTTAACTTTCTTATACTCTCTAATAATATTATCTATTTCATCCTTCATAATATTAACTTTTAGTTCATCACCTTCTTCAAAACCTGCTGCCTTTCCACTCTCTACCTTATCAACATAATCATTAATCGTATCCTGAATCTCATCCTTTATAATTTCATTTATTTGATCTCTAAGCCTATTTTCATCGCTCATCCCTTTCTCCTCTTCTTTTTCTCTGGAGATTTATATCCCCACTGACTAGGATTTACTGTACCATGTCCATACTCAATTCGTTTAAGATCAGTTGAATACTTATCATAATACATATCAAAAATATTAGCCTTCTTGGCAGAACGAGTGAGATCTAACACCTCACTTCCTTCTACATTATACCAAACAAGATATGCATCACTAGGAAAAGTCTTATCCTTAGCCTTTGCAAGTGTAGTATTTTCTAACAACACTTGACATGAATAAGCATAGGCATCAAATCGTTCTTCCTTTTTCTTTTCTTCTACAACAACCTCTTCCTTTTCCTCCACTTCTGCAGTCATGAACGACCTCCCCATGCGATGTCTGGATATGCTTCTTTGACCTGTGGAAAAGTAATCTTATACTTATCAGTCAACTTCTTATCCTTTGTAAGAATTAATATCTCTGCTTCTCTTGGATGAAGTCCTTGAAGGAGATTAATAAACATCATCTCTCTACGAACTGTTGTAAGAGATGCATTACCACCTTGAACAAAGTGATAAAGATTTGGCCACTCTTTCCTCAAAGATGTCTTATTCCTACCATCAAGGTCTTGGCCTGTTGCTGATTCGCCTCCACGTGCCTCTTTAGCAAGGTTCTCTGATAAACTACCTGCAAAGGTCGTTTGAGCATTTGTCTCACCGTAAGGGACCTCTCCTTCAGGAAGTAGAGAAATGACTGTCTCATCAAAATTCCAAATCAAAATACTAGTAAGAGAATCATGTCGATAAGTCTGAAGAACTTCAATCTTTCTTTCACCACTCCTCTGCTTTGATGCTAACTCAAGAATCTCATACACAAATGGATTTAAGGGCAGTGTTGGAAGTGGTTTAGGAGCGGCTGCCTTCTTCCTCTTTTTGATTGGAGAGGCACTTTGATACATGGTGCCATCGGAATTAGGATCTCCAGGCAATTCCATTGTATTTTTTAATGTAGGCATGGTATTAATTAGTTTATTTTCAGTATAGGATATTTACTTGAAACCGTCAATGCTATTCTTCTTCATCCTCTAATAGTTCTGGATTCTCAAATCGTACTGCATGTATTTCATCTGGAATAACATTTCCATGTTCATCAAACATCTCAGGATGTGTAGGAAATCTCTGCCTATTTAAAAAGGCTGCTACAACATCATTTGTAAACCATCCAACTAAAAACCCAACTATAAAAAATGCTATAATTGATACACCACTAAAAAATAAAATTTGTGATTCCATTATACTTCTCCACAGGTTAGTTTTTTTTCTTTATGTTCATGTAAAAAGTAACCTCTCTATTGAAGATACAAAATTTTACCTGAAAAGTCTTGGACGGGTCTACTCTCCTCCGATTTCTAAGTAATAACTCGACTCCTTTATTAATTTCAGAGTCTTCATTATTTAGATCGCTTTTTTCTCCTGCCTGGCCTTCTATCATGACTATACCTCACTGCATCCTCAAGGAAACTGTTTAAATAATTTTTTATCTTTCTTGCTTGAGGTTTAGGGATGTGATGATATGCTTCACGTAATTGTTTGTGATCATTATCCTTACCTCCCTTAATATACTCCTCAAGTTCCGTTACTAACTGATTTAATTCAGAAGCAGTCGAACTTTCGATAAAGGAATCTGCTTCTGCTTTTGTTGTCTTACGATATTTCAAATAATCATAAAACTTAAGTTGCATATTACCTTTAAAAAATGCTAAATCAATAGCATGTTCAATTAAATCATAGACATTCTCAAAGTCATCCTCATATTTCATTAGACTAATTTATTTTCTTGTAAGTATTGTACGGTTTCAGAGCATCCACCAAGATTAGTACCATCCAAGACTACCTGTGGAAAGGTTGATCCTTGGCCAAACTGAACATAGAAACTTGGTCGATCAAAGTCTCTATCTAATTTATACTCAACATACTTAAGTTCTGCTAATTGAAGGACCTGTATGATCTTGGTGCAATACGGGCATCCTTGTCTAGAATACACTGTGAAATTCATATTATTCATTGGCGGTGGAAAAATTTTATTTAGTATCTGAAATAGGTTTACTCCATGTCTCACAATCTACCTGGTCATCATCAATATGGCAAGTAACCTTATCATCAAGTAATCCTTCTCTCTTTAGACGGTCATAATTATAACAACCATCAAAATTTAATTTAACTTTTGGCAAGTCTTCGTGTTCATCCTCATCAGGTAACACATTTTCTTCAGGGTCTAAATTTCCATGCATAAAAAAAGGAGCATTACTGCTCCTAGTATATTGTATTCTGTAATGAGTGTCAATTAGGAGGTTAATAGTGGTCTACACATTCTCTTACAAGACTGTGTTGTTTCATCACACTCAGTTAGACATTCAAAGTAATCCGTAATTGGATCATGAACATCTGCTTCGTATTCTTTTTGGTTCCAATCAGCAAGCTGATTATAAGATATTAAATTGTGCATGGTAGCCTCCACGTTTTTGAACGGACAACATAATCAAGATACTTTCATTACATTCGTTACCTCACAATTCTACCATTATTTATACAAACATGTGTTGAAACCTTAACAAATATAAATGCCTAGTGACCACCATAAGGATCACTATAGTCATCAAATATCTGCAATGATTCTTTAAGTGATGACTGACAATCTGGTGGTTCGGGATCTTTATATCCTTTCATCTTCTTCCACTTGTTATGCAGTGCACCCATCATCCAAGACTGAGCAAGACTCTTGGGTCCATTCTCAAGCAGATCTAACTCATACCTGCTAGAGGTATAACCTTTATACTCCTCTCTCCAATTGGAATCATCATAAGGTTTTGTCATTCTCTCCAGCCATCACAGTCCCAGTAAGGACCTTACTATAATATCTCAACCTTTGTCGAAGCAATAGAACTTCTTGCTTAAGGTCCTCATTCTCTTCTTCTAATTTCTCTATGTGATCTTCGTAAACAATGTACATTCTATTCGGAAGAATCTTCAGAACTATTTACTGGTTTAACATTTTCTTCCACTTTATATCCTTTACGTTTCTTCCAATCAGCATACATCCTACCATAGATCATTCCTTCATTGGCTGATAATCCATCCTTCTGAAGAACCTCACATTCATTATCAGTGAGATAAGGACCAGGATCACATTCTCTCAGACTCATATATTCTTCTTCCCAACCAGGAACTTCTTTAATCCATTCAGCAATCATTTCTTTTTCAAATCCTTTATTGGCATTGTTACTAGTTTTTCCCATGGCGAATAATCATCAAAGAGTACAGCAGCTTTATCACCACTAATCCTTTGGATGAAACCTTCATATCCATTATATATTGACGTTGGATTATTAACTCTAATCATTGTACCAGGTAAAAAAATATCATCCATAATTAAGCAGATGTAAGATGTGCTTGTATGCCTCTACTATATCACCTTCGTCCTTTCTAAACAAGTCCTTATCGAACCTCTCTTTCGTTCCTTCCTTCCACAACCTCATACTATCAGGACTAAGTTCATCAGATACTACCAGATCTCCATTACTAGTATAACCAAACTCCAACTTAAAATCAACAAGTGTAAAACCAATCTCACGAAAGGTCTTCATTAGTATAGTATTAACTTCTCTTGCCTGTTGTTCTAGATCACTCAAAGGATAGTCACCCATCAACCTGATACGATCCTCTGTAAGTAAAGGATCATCTTTCTCATCATCCTTCAAGTAATATTCAACCAAAGGCCAATTAATAATCCTACCTTCTTCTAGTGTTGTCTGTCTCACTATTGAACCAGCAGCAACATTCCTTACCACCACTTCTATTGGTATAATATCTACCTTCTTACAACACATTACTTTACTTGGATCCATAGTAACTACTACATTATGTGTAGGCATACTTAAGTAATGAGTTCTTATTCCATACTTTTCCAATAGTTGAAAAAGAAATTCAGATATCTTACAACATACTTCTCCCTTACCTTTCGGGTAATCTACCTTCTTACCATTACCAGCAGTAACCTTATCTTCATACTGTATGAGTACCACGTTTGGATCATCAGTAGAAAAGACAGTCTTTACTTTTCCTTTCAAAATTTCAGTCATTTCTTTTTAAGTCTAGGTACTTGAATAGTCCATGACTGTGATACAAGATCTACCAGTTCAAACTTCTTCCTATTCTTTTCCATCTCAATTAACCATGCATCATTAGCAATCTGTCCATATTGTTTATCAGATCTATCCAAGTAATCCCAAATAGCTTCATCAATCATTCCAAACATAGTATCAAAAGTAAGAGTTACTCTTAATTCTGATGCAAGATCTTCTATTTGACCTTCAGACATTTCCTCAGAAAGAAATGCTGCTCTTGCGGCAACCAATTCATTGAGGTTCATGCTGATCCAATTATCACGTGAGATTGTCATAATTTTTGTTCTCTCTCATCTAATACTTCATTAATAAGTTCCTTCAACTCATCTCTCAACATACCATCAATCATCTTAATTGTAGTCAATGGTTTAAATGTAGGATATCCATCAGGATAATGAGTCGTCTTCAACAGAGGATTACTAGAACCTTTTTTAATAGGCCCTCCACTCATTCCTTGAGTGTCAATCTTAGTATATTCTTCTGACATAACAAATTTACGTTTCTGTATTTATCCTTGCCAAAGCATGTCGGGCATTGCTGCTGGTTGCTGTCTTCCTATAGTGAACATAAGAATAAAGTATCCAACAAACCAAATGATATTAAAGATCCATGCTTGTCTGATCAGATATTTTCGGATGCCCATAGCAACAAAAACATTCTTCACATCTTTAGGGTTATCCTCATCACCTCTTGCTCTAAGGATCTGTTCTATAATCACTGCAATAATTGCACCTATCACTAATGGATAGAATACAAAGTTTGCGAATGACATAAGTGCTATTAAAAAAGTCATATGCTTATTGATTGAGTGGAATTACCCCACGTTCCATGTAAGGTATAATTAAAAGAGATGCATATTCTATCATCATCACTCTCATTTGAAAAACTTTTATGAACCAATTGAGAGGGAAATAAAAGTAAGTCACCTGCCTTAGGTGCAATTTGATAGTCATGCGAATTTATATTACTAAAATCTTCAACCTCAGTAACTGGATCCATTGAAGAACATGTCCAACCATAAGGAGGTGTATCTATAAACATCAATTCCCCACTATTAGGGTTCACTCTATAATAATAAATTCCAGACAACCAAGAATTACGATGATAATGTTGTGGTGAATAGTCACCCTTTTTATGAACAAGCATCCAACTAGATTGATGTTTTAATCTTACAGTAGTTTTAAGACGTAGATATTTACGCAAATAAATTTCTACTTCTTTATCAACAATCTCCTTTAAAGATTCAACCTTAGGAAGATATTGTTGATCAACTGAAATTCTACCATTGTCAGTTAAACGTAGATCTGTAGGATGAAGTTTATAATCAACTCCAATATTGTTTGAGTATAAAGGAGTAGGAAATAATAAAGTAACTTTCTCCGTCATCTATCAAACATTATTTATTTCTCTCCAAGTATAACACTGCTTTTTGTAAGGTGTCAATATTATTTCCAAACTCTCTTAATGCTCTATTACAAATCTTACATATATTATCTGCCAACTTAGTATCTTTAGTACCACAAATATCACATGTTCCTATCGAAGTATTATAATAATTTTCCAAAACTCTTGTCTTTGCACACTCCTTACACTCATAAGAATAAGATGATCTTAAGGTATGATCCTTACGACACTTATAGAAATCAGCTAAGAGACTCTTCTCAACACCACAAACTCTGCAGACTCTATTCTCCATAAACAGATGGTCTGTTTGCACTTGATCCAAGATATCATGAATGTCCTTTTCATTCATCGTTTTATTTTTATATATCATAAATAAGAAGGTTCGACTTAATAGACAAAATGGGCTGTAAAGGAATGAGTTTTGATGATAGACGTAAGTGGAAACACAAAATGTATACTCATTGGCGCGATACACTAGAACAACGATTAGCAGGAGTCAATGCTGCTTTAGAAAAATTAGAGGAGCAGATGGAAAGAGATAATAAAAACTCCCCTGGAGATCAGGAGAGTAAAACAGAATTCCTTAGTAAGGAAGCATTTGATAATATTTAAAACACAGTAGTAGTTTGTTCAATCCTAGACTGGGCTATATTATAATATCCACTATCTTGTTCTATACCAATAAAGTTTCTATTTTCTAAACGACATGCAACTCCGGTTGTACCAGAACCCATGCAAGGATCAAGAACTAAATCACCTTCATTAGAATAGGTTTTAACTAACCATTGATATAATGCTATTGGTTTTTGTGTTGGGTGATATTTACCTTCACTTTCAGCAGTTTTAAAATACACTACACTACGAGGATATCGTAATCCTTTATCGTTCTTAACATGAACTGCTTTAGTTTGTTGTCCATATGCTTCAGTATCTCTGACTGCTTTTCCTTTATCGTATGGTGTACCTTGAGTCATTTGTGGATTATATGTTGTTTGTTTCTTATAGAAGACTACAATATCCTCATGTGCTCTCAAAGGTTGTTTCTTTGCATTTAAATATCCAGTTGCTTTTGATTTCTCCCACACTAAAGTATATTTAAAATCTCTGTAGTTAGATGATATCAATACACTTGTAAATGGTTGTGCTGCTGTAGATATAATAGCACAATTTGGTGTACATATTCTATCAACATGATTCCAAAATGTGGGATAATCTATAATAGTATCCCACTCATTTCTCTTGTTAAGAGTACCATAAGGGAAATCTGTCAATAATAAATCAACACTCTGGTCATCAATCTTATCCAGAACATTAAACATATCATCATTATGCAAGTTCATTTCTGTAACCAACCCTCAAATCTATTATACTCCCCCATGTCAATATCAAAATCTCTTCTAAACTCTGCTTTGTAGATACCACGTTTAGAGTTTCTCTTACGTTGAGGATTAACAAAGAATACTTGTATTTCTTTGCCAGTTAAATCAAAGAATTTTTCAATATTATATTCATATGAGGTAATGCTACAAGCATTTTGACCTGCAAGTATAGCAAACTCTACATCATCAGGAACTTCAGGAGATAAGTGGAGATCAAGAGCATCATCAATAAATCTTTTAAGATAACAAGCATCCAAATAAGTTTTACATTCAATTAGATATTTCAACAAACCGTCTTTATATACATGCCAATCTACTTGAAGTTTCTTTAACTGCTTTCCTGATCTTGTTTTCTTTGATTTCTTATAGTCATTCTTTTTGGGTTCTAGTTCCACTCCAACACATATTCCCTTGGTTAAATTCTCATAAACCTTTCCTGAACCATATCTAGCAGCCCCACCACTGATTGCATGCTGTGATGGAAGTGCATCAACTTCTTGATTGTATTGATCAATGATTGAAGATGTCATCATAAAAAAAAGAGGGTCTCTCTTGAGAACCCTCTTATTATAACAGACTATTGAAGTTTATCCAACAGCAGGTGCCACTAGTGCAACTGGCAATCCATCATCTGGAAGTGCTGCAAGGTCTAGTGGGAAATTGTGGGCGTTACGTTCGTGCATAACTTCCATACCTAGGTTGGCACGGTTTAAGACATCCGCCCAGGTCGGAACAACTCTACCTTGAGTATCTAAGACACTCTGGTTAAAGTTAAATCCATTTAGGTTGAATGCCATCGTACTGATACCTAGAGATGTCATCCAGATACAAATAACAGGCCATGCGGCAAGGAAGAAGTGTAAACTTCGACTGTTA